ATCAACTCCCATGCTTGGAGGACAAAGGATGAAGGGGGAGATGTCTTGACTTCACCAAGTTTATCCTTATTGCCCAAGATAACCGCAAATGGCTTACGGTCTTGGAGCATGGTGAACATCTGTTGGTCGTTGGTAACAGGGTTCTTATAGCAATCTAATGCTGCACTATCCTGAATGAGCCTGAGGAGGTTCGTACTAATCTTCTGGTCATTCTCAAGCATCAAGGGGGTAGCTAACCCAGTAACCTTATGAGGTTCAGGCTTGATACGACCGATCCTGAAGCATGGTCTACCATATGGATTCTCAATCAGCCTGCATACTACATCATCACATATATCAGCGATAACAGGCTCAAGAAGTCCATCCCCATCAATATCCAGGTTGAAGTAGCACTCCTTAATCTCCACTTCACGATTGAGAATACTATCCTGCTTGTCATCTGCGGGGTCTTGGGTGTCGGTGAATGATACCCCATCAGCATTGAACAGTATTTCAGTCTTTTCAATCGAATCAGGGCTAAGCGTATCACCTTTTGCCTTAATCTTCTCAAATGTACCCTTACGGTATACCCCCATCTTCTCATACTTGCGTACATCATTGAGGGTCTTTTTGGAACGATGATATACCAATCGGCCCTTAATGGCACCCCAATCGGTGATCTTGCAATCTGCGCTATAGAAGAAGTCCCATTCAGGGATTACATCTAGTTTAGGACCGGCATACTTGATTACCTTCCGTACAACCTTAACCTTCTCATAGGTGGTATTGCCTGTCTCATCTGTAGCTTCTGTATACTTAGATACCGTTACATTGGGCTGTACGGCCAACTGCATCATCTCATCGGAGGTCAGGGTATCATAAGTGTCATACTCAAGGTCAAAGTCCTCTTCATACTTGATCTTAGATACGCAGTATGGATACAGATTAGCAGAGAATAGGAGGTCATAGAACTTAATGAACCCATCCTGCTTGCGGAACATCTGATAATAGATGAGCTTCTGGAACCGGGCCGTCCTGTCCTCATCCTCACCCTTGAGTACAAAGAACTCCTCATTGAAGATGTCCATGAGGTTAGCCATAGTCCATGTATGGTTATTGAATACTACGGGGGCTACGGAGGATGAGAACCCGGCCCTCTCATTCCCATATAATGCCATACGGAACAGGCGGTAGCATTCCTCCCTTTGGAGGCTGAGGGTATCCTGAATACTAACCGCCTTCTCCATATCGGGGGTAAGGAGGGAGATAATTTCATCATCGGTCCATTTAGTTATCTGCTTATCAGGGGTATCAGTCATCTATAATTCCTTAAAATAGGCAGGCAAGCCTTGTTAGATTCGTTCTACCGTCTTCCCATTCTCATTCAGTAAATATGCTGGTCTGTAAGCCATGATCTGCCTTGTGTCATCGTTTTCCTTACCGTAAAGCCACAACTCCACAATCCCATTCCTATGTTCATCTTCCGAACACGGACGATCAGTGAAGTTACATACATCCTCCCTACATCCGATGGCGGGAAAGGCTGCCGCTAATCCTGGGGCAGGATAATGAATCTGCACGTTCACCCTTTGTGCATTATCGAAATACTCCCAAATGTTCTCAGTCACTTTTACTTTTGCTATCATTCTGTCATTCTTCCTTTCTGTACCATTCCGAGGTTATTCTCGATATGGTCTGTCTATGGTCTGCCTGCCTATTTTATAGCATCATACTCCTCTGGTTACTTATATCGAAGGATTTAGGGGGGAACCATTGGGTATCTAACAGGGCCAGTCTGTATAGGCACTCCGTAAAATCATCATCAACCTTCACTGCGGTAGGTTTCAGGCTATCCGCATCATACATAAGGTCTTCAATTTGCTTAATGGTCATGGGGCAGGTATCAAAGACCCACAGAGAGGGCATGTCATTCTCTGTCCATAACAGGTTATTTACCAGGGCTATCCCATTATCCTTATCCTTACTGGCTACATCTAATGATATGTTGTGTGATCCAAGCACCTGCTCAATGATGGAATACACATCACTATCATTATCTGTACCGGACTTAGCCAAGGGATCAATGATACACCGCCCTATCCGGTACTGGTTATCCTTATGCTCAATGATGCGTAGTATTTGCTCTGCTATATACTTGGGATTCCCATGCTCCCATATCTCATTGCATACATACTTAAACCCATTCCGGGTGGTTGCCAGAAAGACTACAGCCCATTTTTTAGATGGATGGAAGTCAATTGATATGTCTACTATGGCATCTAACGGTATCTTAAATGCTGGTTTAACATGCAATTCCCGCTGAAACCGGGGGAATACCAATGTAGACATATAGGATGGCTTACCATCTAACCGGGCTGCTCTCTCTTCCGGCTTCAGGGACTTACTGAACTGTTCAATCCCCTCCTTGGTTATACCATACCCAACATTATCCCAAATCTGACAAGTGACGTTAAACACAGAAAGATCGGGAGTTCCATCCTCGTTGCGAGCCTTGATGACCTCCCTATGAATCCACGCCTCTTTAAGTAGTGTGGCACAGAATAGCTCCCTTCCATTCCTATCAATCAATCCCCTTGCACAGGCTACCCGGATGTCTCTTGGCGGCGGCTCATCGTAGATCACCAAATCTCCATGCCATCCTTCAAAGACATCAGATGACTGTGAGGTGGACATGATTTCCAAGGTGGAGCCAGTAGCTAAATCCTTCCATATGGCATCTACACCCTGATTGTTCTTCTTAGTCTCCAATGGCCTATTCGCAGGCCACCAGAACTTCAATGCCGGGATGATAACCGCCTTGATATGGGATTCCCATCCCTGACCTACATATCTAACCTTCCGGGGGTAGCGGTGCTTGAATGGTAATCTTACATCATCCCATAACCATTTACCGAATAGGGTAGATTCCCCGATACAACTACCAATGAAGGTGTTGTGATGAACTAGCCCACCTGCACAATAATTATGATATTTTTCTACTTCAAAGTCATAAACTTCTTGACAGGAGGGAATAAGTGTGATATAATCTATCTTATTAAATCCAGTAAATAAAGGAGAAGAACAGTATGGCCCCGAAACGTATCGTGGATGTAGATCAACTTCGTGATTTAGTTGAGGTTCAGCAACTTCAGCATTGGAAAGTGGCTGAGATAACCGGGATACCTGCAAAAAAGGTAACGAAGTATTGCCGTCGCTACGGGATTCAGACTCAACGTACCGGGCCTCGTGGCGGTTCACTCCATCCTGGTTGGAAAGGAGGTAGGCATGTAAGGAAGGGATATACGTACCTATATGCTCCAACTCATCCTTCGGCCACTCAGGGTGGTTATGTCGCTGAACACAGGCTTGTAATGGAGGAGAAATTGGGTCGATATTTGTTACGGTCTGAGGTTGTGCATCATATCGACGGGAATCCCCAAAACAATCATCCTGATAATCTGATGGTGTTTCAGACGAATGCGCTCCACCTGAAGGATGAATTGACCGGTAAGGTTCCGAATTGGACGCCTGAAGGCTTTGCGAATATGAGCGTGAACAAACGCAAGTATCATGGTGACGCAAAGGAAAGGCAGCGGCAAGCATGGCAGCGGTACGATAGAATCCATCGGAACAGAGCATGTAATGATGATCCGCAACCTCTACCCATCGTCCATCCGACATTACAAACCGATAGCACTGATGCAACCCAGGCTTCTTGAATGGGGCAGACGCTTTAGCAGCTACCTTCTTTTCACCATCCCAAGCATATACAATAAATGGTTTACCTGATTCATACAATTCACCCACCGACACCTCACCGTAAGGGGTGTCGATAAGGGTGTTATACGTTACACATTTCCCTCCCCGGTTGCCTCCTGTAAATGTGAATACCTTATACTTGGGGTCCATCCATGCGGTAAGTAGGTCTGCCTGCCTCGGATTGGGCTGCATGAATAACCTCTCACCCGTTGCTGCTTCCGCTACCCGCTCCGCTTCCGTAGGCAACCTGAACCCGTATATACGGTTATCCTGCATATGCTTGGCCCATATTGCTACTTGGTCAGCAAAGGCTCGTTCCTGTGGGGTCATGGGGGCAGTATTGCCGGTATTACTCATTCACATCCTGTGTATCTGTATAAGTGACCCCCTGTGGTGCGCTTACCGATCCACCTTGTGAATTATCGGTAGAGGCGTAGGGGGTATGCTTTCCATTCCAATCTATACTATCCCATCCCTCCCGGTACTCAGGCGTGATGGGGATAATTTTAACGGTCATACATACCTACTTTCTGAAATCTAACTTGTTATCCCGAATCACTTGTAGTAACCCCCCCGCCAATCCCATTACCTGCGTCTCGCTTAAATCTAAACCATACGTAGCATTCGTCGCGTGAATTACTTCATGCAAGAAGGTATCTGCCATGCTATCCTCCGGCACATCCTCCCCCTTGAACGTACTCGCTATCTCTATCCGGCCCACACAAATCTGGGAAACCCCAAGGCATATTTCCTCGTCAAGCTTGACGACCGGCTGCACCATGACCCGCATCCTCTGTGCGCCTACCTTAATAACCTTGGGGATCACCATATATTGTTAACCTAACCCTCTTTTTATATTTTCGTATGGGAAGGGGAAAAGACCATCATATTTCCCATTCACTCTACCTCGGTACCCTATGTATACTATCTTTACAGGTATATTATCTTTACATTGTCTTATAAGATATATTATGTAAACTATACTGAAATCATTAGGTTTTTTACCCATTATCCTGTGGATGACTTGAGTTATCAACCATTATCGAGGTTATCAACAGGGTTATCAACAGTATTGCCCTGGGATGCTCGCATTGCCTCATATGCTTTGGATAAATCAATGGTAATATTACGATGCTCAATGATTTCAGTAGCTTGACCGCGTATGGCCTGTATCTTGTCTTGCAGGATAGCCGCTGCGGTGATACGCTGAAGGGGGTTAAGTCTTTTAATTTCCTCGTCGGTGATGTTTTGAACTGTCTTCCGCTGTAGATGTTCTAATGCCTTATCTTTATATTCTCTAAAGTTTTCAAGCCCTTCAAGATTAGCTTCTTTCAATCTCCTT